GTTTCTCGTCCTTTTCTCTGGCGTATCAACTCCTGCAACTCTAACTCTTTCTTTCTTGTATAAATCAAACCCGAGGTCAATAGTGACATCGATAGTATCGCCATCAAGAACACGGTTAATCTCCGTGACTCGGAAGTTGTAGCAGCTCTTTCTGCTCGGTGGTGTCATTGATCCCATGGGTAATCTCCTTGGCATCTGCTGCCATTGCTATTCCAATGATTGTGATTGCTGCTGATATGACCGCTGCAGCGCCCCATACCCACTTCTCAAGTTTACGAACTCTTTGTCTGAGTTCTTCTTGTGTTTTTTCGGCGTCTTCAATCCTGTGTGTCAGGAGTGCTATCTGCTGGTCCTGGTTCGCATCTTTCTGGTTGATTTGGTCTGCCATCGTCTAATTCAGCAAATGCTTCTCTCAGTATGTATACAATTACAAATAATGCTCCTATGACTGCAAGTATCACACAAATAATTACAGACCATACAGGATCAGCTGGATTATCTAAAGGACGTAATAATAAATTCATTAGTAAAAACTAAACCAACCCGTAGCAATAGTTTTTTCTTGTGTTGGGGATGGAATTCCTCTGTGAAAATGTGTCCAGTCAGATGGCCATATTAATGTTTTACCAACAACTGCATCTGTTATTAATTTTTGGTGATAAAATTCAGTTCCGCCTTTATCAGTTACTGTATTTAAATATGTCATAAAAACTAAATGTCTTGATGCAAATGGAAAATGACCTGAACTCCTTTCTGTATGCCACTCTTTGTAACCTTCTCCAGGTTTGTAATGTTGAATATTAAATGGTTCAACGATAGTCCAAGGTGCTCCGCTATCACAATAGTTAAATTTTTTACAATATTCATCTACACAGTTTTGTAATTCTGTAAGGTATCGTTCTACTATTTCATTTACTGGGAGAGCAACTTCGATGTATGCACTGTGACCAGATACATTAATACCAATTTCTGTACACTGTTTTCTTTCGATATTTACTTCCTGTTCCCATTCGTTAGTATCAGCATTTCTCCAAACACTTTTAGCTTGTTTTTTATATGGAACATCTACAGAATGAAAATATTCAATTAAATCCGAGCATACTTTTGCATCAATAAAACATTCATTAATAAAATTCATAATATTATTTTTTACCAAAAGGTTCCCAATGTTGCCAATTATATTTATGAACGAGATCCATTCCTATAATAGGAACTACTATTAAGATCATTGATAGGAGACCTAAACTCCACTGATGTTCCATCGTATATCTAATAAGGATAAGCATTACCCAACCCCCATACTACAAACAGTGCTACGAAACTGAGTATAAAAAAACCTGTAACTCTTACATTAGAAACTTTTTCCATGGATCTTCGTTGTGAAGGCAAGATTTGGGATGCACCCAATTACTATTTACTTCTTCTAACCTTAACTTGAGGTGCTTATTTTCGAGTTTCAACATATAGATTTCATTTCTTAATTCTTTAATCAGATTCATATCGGTTTTTCCATAACTCCAAAAAATATCGATCAACTTCATACAAGTCAGATCGAGAGGGTGTAATGATATCTATAGCGTTTGCCCATTTACTTGCTATAGATCTCATCTCAATTGTAATATGATCTGGTCTAAACATTCTACCAAATGATGACATAGCAAACGCATATCTCATTCTAATGCGCTGTTCCATTTCCTGAGTAGGCGTCGGTTTCATAATAGTTATTCTCACCTTTTCTGTACCCGAAATATGCGGTGGCACATATAAAGGGTAGTGATCCGAAAAATAAGACATGTGCTAGAGTCATTTGAAAAATACCTTAAATCCTAGAGATGTTCTACCACCTTCAAATTCTTTTATGCTGCTTAAGTATTCAGCAAATAATTTTAAATCATTACCATACTCAATACCAATAGATCCTAAAGGACCTTCAAAGTTATCTCTACTATCAAACTTTGAGTTATTCACAGATATACCACTATACACCGTAAGATCTTGTGATAGTGGTGCTAAAAATTTTACACCTGCATGATTGATACCAGGATGATCATCACACTGCATTGGTGATGAAAGATGTTCAGCAAACAATCTTATATGTGTGTACATGTCATATTCAATACCAAAGGAACCAGAAGGTTCATGTAAATCAAATTGCTCAGTATCATATGGTTCTATATTGACTCCAATATAGGTTTTAACACTATCTGGACTCATAACTCCAAGTATTGCAGTTGTTAGTGTTCCAACAATAGTGCTTGGTCCAATACATAACATCATTAAACATTACCTGGTGAAAGAGATTGGAAAATTTTGGAACATGCATTGACAGCATAGGGTGCTCCATATATTCCAGAGAAGATATATGAGATACCTAACTTACTACAATACTTTTGGAGTTCCTGACATTTTGTTATGTCACTGGTGCTATGATCAATGATAATATCACCCTCCTCAAGTAAAGGTAACAACTCATCAAGCGTGTCTTCTGCTTTTTGCTCTGGACATGTCATCTGAAAAATGCCAGGAATCTTACCAGCACTAGTGAACTTCTTGCTATCAGATTTAACTGCCTGAACAAGATACTCTATTGAGGTTACACAACCGCTAATGTATCCTGCTTCATATTGTCCACAGGCATTCTCATAGTTGGTACTACTATAACCCCAAACTTCGATACCTTTTTCAATCATACGGCGAGCCATACCTTCACCAGTACGACCCAACCCAATCATTCCAACTTTCATTTACTTTCCTCTATATCTTACTGGCCATGTTATATGCATTCCAACTGTTAGTAATGTAATAAATCCAAAGACAAATAATGTACTCATTCTACATGTACCGTTCCAGTCATACCAGCACCTTGGTGAGGACCACAGAAAAAGTTGTAATCTCCCACATCAGCAAATACAACGTCTTGTGATTCTCCAGGAGCAAACAATAGTGATTCTCTAGAAAGATCAGGACGTGCCTCTACAATAATATTATGTGGAGGTAGTGATTCATTAATAAAATGAACCGTATCACCTGCAGAGATTGTGATCTCATTCGGTGAGAATGCCAGGTTGCCATTAGCACCCATTGATACATCTACTGCCCATGATGGAGCAGCAAAAAATAGTGCAATCAAAGTTGCAATTATAAATTTCATTTCGCTACAGAATGTTGTTCTTTGTAAGTGTTGAGTTTTTGAATTAAATCGTTATACTCGTCCCACATGTATTCAGAACCCGTCTTCTCTTGATAGAGTTGGCAGGCTTTAACTAAACGTGTGATGTCGCTGTCGTTTAAACGCATTGTCATATCAGAACTCATAGTATAATTATAGATTGTGTGAGTAAAATTGCTCTATTTTAACATACTTTTAATAAGTGTGTTAGCAATTCCACGCACGAAGTGATTTATTGATACGACTATCTTTGTCGTTAGCAGTTTTCTTACTGGTCAACTTCTTTTTCATGCCCTTCATTCGAGCGCAGAAGGATGCCCTCCTGGGATTTCCAGCCTTCTTGCTTGGTGCCTTAAGGTCAGATCCTGGATTTTCCTTTTCATAAGATTTTCGTCCTTTTTCATTGAGTCCTCCAGATTTTTTCTTTCCTTCTTTTCTTGTCCAGGCTGATTCGTCAAGTTGATTGCCGGTATTCTGCGCCGTTCTCACCTCACATAAGTTCCTAAACTCTTTAAAATTTTTCATATACTACTACGACGGAGTTGTACCCGCTTATTTATCTCTTTCCACCGCTCATATCTTTGAGCATCTTCTGTAGTTCTGATGTAGATCCTACAAACATTGCATTGTTAGTGACTTTAGATGGACCTTTCTTGTCTTCATCTAGATCCTTCATCTTCTTATGAAGGTCTTGTAGTTTCTCAGTCATGTCTGCAACATGCTTCATTGCCGCTACAGCAACTTCATACGCTCTCGGATGCCCAGATTCTTGAGCAACCTCTAAGGCACCTCTGACCGCCTCCTGACCGTGATCGATCAAAGAGTATAGTTCTCCCCTTGTGTACTCATAATCTTTTGTACGGTCATCCTGGTTCTTCTCAGGGGGTTTTGGTTTGCTTGGTTTGCTTTCTACAACCTCAGCATCAATGTTAAGAATGTCTTCCATGTTTTCTTCTAAACTCATAAGAATTCCATCCCTTCATTAAATCCAAAATCATCTGTAGCAACTACAAATTGATCATCTGCGGCATCAATCTGTCCGTCTTGGTTGTAGTCAACGGTTGCTTTAGGTGTGTATGATAACTCAACATGTCGTTTACCAACATTTTGATCGCCAATTGTTTCAATAACACGTGCCTTACGAATAACATCTGCCTTGGTGTAAGGACCATAGATGTAAGTTTTAGCAGTAAATTGAAGAGTATATGTAATAGATCTTCTTGTGCTAAAGTCCCCTTCCCAATCATCTTCCAAACTTACGTTGTTTAAAACAATAGCAACGTCTCTCGATTCATCCATATCAGGGATAAATTTTATAGTGACGTTAAATGATGGTTGGAAGTATGGAAGGATTTGTTCTAAAATTTGTAATCCATCATCCTGTGATTTAGAAATAATACCAAGTTCAAAACTAATATTGTATGGAACTGGTACATATTGAGTTCTTACTTCAGAACCACTATCTGAAATAATTGCTTTATATTTTTGAGTTGCTGGAGTTTTTCTAGATCCATCATAGTCAATCGCAGTCATTTCAAAATATAAACGTGGCAAAGTAATAGCTACTTTTCTTCCATCCTCAGCATTTCCTTGTAATGGATATAAAAATTTTTGTTTTGGTCCATAAGCAAGAGGAACTTTCTCCACTTCCATTACTTGACCGTCAACGGTTTTTTTCAACTCAATATTGTTGAATAATGTACCAAACGTAATAACAGTTTTTCTAACTGCTTCGTTATAAAATTGTACGCCTAACATCAGAAACTACCTGTAAAATTACCAAACTCACCGAATGGGTTTCTTTCACCCCAATCAATAATATCATCCGCACCATCTTCTATTGCTTGATTTTGATCAAACTCAGTGCTTTCATTATCTATAGTAGAGAATGAACCTAATGTATATATCGCGTTTGATTCAACTCCACGAATCAAATCCCCGTCTATGAAGTTTCCAGTACGGTTCATAACCTCTAATGTATAGGTAGTACCATTCCAGTCGGCAACCTCAGCAATTGTTGCACTATCTAAATCATATAATGTCGCACGCGACCCACTAGTGGCAGTTTCTGTATATGCATTTATAATATATTTTAAATTTGCTGTATCATAATAAAATAATCCGGGAACATTAGTAGGACTTGTTCCATTGAAAGTGTAGACATAAGATATTCTAGTGTCTTCAAATTTCCAGTAAAAGTATTTTTTCTGGACCGTAGTAGCATATACAGGATCAAATCCACCAAGAGCAGTTACTTCAATTACACTGTTAGATGAAGTCCAAGTTCTACTACCACTTTGTTGTGTAAATCCTCCAATGACTACATGCTCATCTTTTATAAACTGGACAGGACCAACTGGTGCATCAATTGTGATTGTTGGTAAATTGGTTGGATCATATGAAGATCCAACATCAGTAACCAGAAGGGACGTTACTTTGCTATCTCCAATCTTAGTTTCTATAATTCCACCAGATCCTATTCCTGTAATTGATACCGATGGTGGTATATTATAACCAAAACCTGGATTGGTTATTGTTGCTCCTGATATCTCACCATTAGAATTAACTGTAACTGTTCCAGTAGCTTGTTGTCTGGGAGAAATGCTAAGAGTAAGGGTGGTGATATTGCTGAACTGTCTTTCAATATCGTCAATTTCGTCAATCCCTGTGTCAAACTTGTCTGCTCCTTGCTCGTAGAGTTCAGCAGTAAGAATATAAAAATACTGTTTTCCCAATTGGAAGAATGGTTGTTCTCGTTCAACATACTTGATTTCATAAGTATCTTCTGTTAAAGGATAATAAATTAAATCTCCTTCATTAGGTCTACCATCTACTGCTAAATTCATTGCAGGATTTGCAGATTGTTCCCATCTTCTCCGGGAAACAATAAATGTAATTTCATCAGTAATTCTCAAACCAAACTTACTGACAAATTCATTACCCGCTCCAAATCCTTCAACGTTGGCAAGCAACATTTCAATCATATAACTTTGATTGAATTCTGATTGAATAACTTCTCCTAAAGTTTTATCTTTAATTTGAACTCTAGGGACGTAGTAAACATCAGTGCCAAACAGTTTAATCTGTTCGTCTACTAAATCTTGTACAAGATTTTGTTCAGTTCTGCTACCCCCATTTTGGGGAAAATAAACTTTCTTCATCCGATCATATCCATTGGGGGAAGTTCAAATGTCCTGCTTGATTTTTCCATCAAAGCAGCAATTTCTTTTTCTGCATCCGTGTATAATTCTCTTCCATTTATGCTAACACCACCTGGAAGTTGAATGCCATTAAATTTAATAAGGTTTTGACCCCACTGTCTTTTAATTAATGCAGTGGTATATTTTTTAATGAATGGATCGTTATACACTTGAGTAAACGTTTCTGGATCAAGTGCTCTAAAACAATCAATAAGTAACCAGTGATCTTTAGTAATTCTTTTTGGATCAACATCAAGATACAAACGATCTTGTCTACAATTAAATCTATATGAAATCAATGAACCAGTATTGACAATCATATCAATATTTTCAAAGTGTTGCTTTATCATGTAGTAGTTGACCATATCAAAACCACCAAAAGCAAGACCTGTACCTGATGCATTTGAAAACAAATCCATCAAATAATACTGGTTGCTCATACCAAACATATTATTTCTTACAAAATTTGAACTGATACCATATACTTTACTGATACCAATTATATGATCGGGAATTTCTAAGTAATTATTTCTATTCTCCCACTCTGTATCTCTTTTAACTGCTCTAACTTCTATAGTAGCATCATTGCTACCACCGGAAACGGTAATGGTATCTCCAATCTCATAATCCTGACCATCAGAATCGATCAGTATCTTTGTGATCGCACCATTAGTAGTTGAGATATTTAATGTTAACCCAGTACCACTACCACTAGTAGATGTTGCAACAGCAGTAGCATCAGCATAATTTGACCCACCATTGGTTACAATAAATGTAACAAGGCCATCATCACCGGGTAACGAAACTACTTTATCCGAACCTGTAAACTTTTCTGCATCTGCAGCAGTAAACACGTGCTTGAGGTACATTCTCTCAACACCATCATAGTGGCGCTCACGATAATATTGCAATGCATCATCAATAGCATCGTCAACTTGATCGTCATCGATATTAATTTCTAGAACTGGGAATCCTAACTGTCTAAGACAATAGTCCCTTAGCCCGGTCCTACTTGCAGGCTGAGCCATAAAAAAATACCCCTAGTTTCCTAAGGGTATTTATAAATCGTTCATTTAATATTATTCTGGAACTGAATCTAGAACATTAAAATTTGCATCATAGATTGTGTCGCCACCAGGACCAGCAGGAACTGCTTGACCTGCTGCTTCCAGTGCTTGTGCTTCTGCACCAGAGAGACCAGGTTCCGCAAACGCATCTGCGAAACTACCATCCCCCTGTAATTCTTGTCCATTCAAAGTTCCTTCAGGAACTTCCTCAAACTCTGCTGCTATAGAAGGAGCAAATTGAACATTTGGATCTCCTTCTGTATAATCAGTAACGATTTTTTTACCGTTACTTCCGTCTAGTAATCTTGCGTATGCCATTTAATTAAATTCCCTTAGAGAGTTGCGTATTGAATAAAGACCATACCATCTCCGCCCCAACCGTGAGGTTGGTCGCTTGATGGGTACATTCCGTAACCCGATCCACCACCACCGCCAGCGGTGCCACCAAGTCCACCAACGTTGTACTGACCAGTACCACCGCCGCCACCTAGGACGCCGCCACCGCCGCCCATCATGTATGACATGTTTGCAGTAGATGAGTAACTGTGGCAAGAACCGCCACCAGCACCAGGACCACCACAACCTGCGTTGGATCCTTGCTTTTCACTAGAGTGATAGTTAGCAGAGTTACCTCCACCTCCACCACCGCCTAAGAAGATGTGGTTAGCACCCCAAATTGCACTTCCTTTGCCGTCGTCACCTGAATTACCAAATGCTGCAGCGTTAGAATAACCACCTGAAGAACCACCACGTCCACCTGCACCATCTAAACCGGGACCACCATGTCCACCAAACGAATAGTTGGTAGAACTATTTAATGAGCATTGTCCGTATCCCGCAGTACCTGAACCACCAGTACTGGTGTAACTAGTATAAGGTCTAAATCCGGGGAAATTAATGGAAGCACCGGAACCACCAACGTAACTAAATGAGTTACCACCATTATATCCATTTTTGAAGTGATCTGGATGTGGAGCAGCACCACCGCCACCACCGTAACCAGAACTTGGGTTAACACTACCAGATCCACCATCTCCACCACGGAAATTCTGAGAGGTGATAGTTCCACTTACACCCATTCCACCATTACCATAGGCACTTTGTCCTTGGTTTGAGCTAGAGGAAGCACCTGAGTTTCCACCCGTAGCAGACATGTAGCTACCGAATGATGATGTTCCGGAATTACCATTATAGCTTCTGCTTCCTTGTCCAACGGTAATTGAGACACTACCACCAGCAGTAATATTGCTATCGGCAGGAATTTCTGCCCATGCTAGACCACCGGCACCACCGCCATATCCAGTACCACTGCCGCCGCTATTTCCGCCGCAACCACCAGCACCATAAACCCATACTCTAATGGGAATAGACCCATCAAAGTCGGATGGAATACTCCAATTGTAACTGCCATGGCCAGTAAACAAGGCAGTTTGATTTCTTTGTCCTGTGTGACCGTATTTGTCGGACGAGATTCCACCGCCTCCTCCGCCAGTTTGTGTAATTGATCTTCCCATTTTTATTATGTCCTAAAGTAAAATATAATTGTTAATGATTAACCGTCAATACCATATGCGACAACAGATACTCCTGTTGCGCTAACATATGCCATTAAACCATTAGATGCACTTAAAACAATGCCTGATCTTTCTAAAACTCCATTAGCAGGAATTTTTACATCATACTCTAGATAGTCAGCACTTGCTACAGCACCCGCAGTGGCAGCAACTGCAAGACGAAGAGTAACTTCGGCAGCAGATCTGTTACACACACTAACGCTGGCAACTTTAATGCCCGATGTTGGAGCTGCTACAATTTCGGTCATTGTAGTTGCGGATAAATCCGCTTTTCCGAATACTCCTGAAGCCATGTTACTCTCCGTCTTTATTAAACAAGATTTGGTATTTGTATTATTTATACTATAATTTGTCCTATCACTAATTAATTAGTGATAGGATATCCTAATAATAATTAGTTCAATGATAGGAAGTATGATGATGCAGATACTTGAGCATCAATCTGCTCGGTAACCGCTTCAACTGTTGGAATAGCACTATCAGTAACTGAATCAAAATCAGTTGCGATAGTACATCCAAGAACAGATGTTTCGGATAGTACTGTAGTTCCATCAATCATATATGCTTTGCCATCGGCAAGATCTGCATGCTCGGATAGTTTCCAAGCAGAGTTTGATGCTTGCCAAGAGATAGTTCTATCAACCGATGATTTAAGTGTAATACCACCGCCATCAGCTGTAGTGTCTGTAGCACCACCAGCACCGAATACAGTACCAGTTGCACTACCACTACCTTGGAATACGCCGCTTAGAGTTACTGTTGTACCACTAATTGATTGAACGGTGTATGCACCACTCATCGTAACGGTTCCACCACCAGAAGTTAAACTGACTTGAACACCCGGAGCAAGATTAGTAGTATCGCTAACATTAGTAATGTCGGCCTCACCGGCATTAATATCTCCAGTGAAACTTCCAGTTGAAACTATACCAAGTTCAATATTACGATCTTTTGCTTGTACCGTAACTGAAGAAATTGTAGTCGTAGTTCCTGTAACTGTTAAGTTACCACCAACACTGAAGTCGGAATCAACGCCAGTTAGGTTTTTAACAAAAGTAACGACTGCTGCCTGAGTAGGAACTTTCTCGTTACTGTTCTGCGCCATCGTGCCATCAGTCGAGAACTCGTTAATAGCAGCACCCAACTGAGCACCGATAGAACCAAGTCTCAAACTTGATAGACCAGATAGGTCAAACGCAGAAGCATCTAGAGTTGCCTTACCAGTTGCCTGTTCAACTCTAAAGTACTTACCAACTGCGAAGTTACCATCTTGGTCCGTGGATACGTAGTAAACACGACCTGGACGAGCTTCGTCAGTTTCCTGTGAAGGAACATTTGGCGAGTTGGGAAGACCTGGCCAATTAGTATTGGCTTTGTTTCCAGTACCAACGTCTAGGAAATCGTGTGCAGTTAATCTAACTTGCGAATAGCGATAACGAATCTTGAAGTCCTGACCATCACCGGCAGCAACTACTTTCTCGTCAGCAAATAGTAGTGTAGTGATACCAGTAGTATCAGTAGTTACTGCACTAATGAGGAAGAATTCATTATCAACTTTAACATAATCATTTGATTCAAAACTGATATTTGATTTAGCAACACGGAGGAACAACTGAGAATTATTTACATCTTCAATCAGTTCGTCAGCAGCAGCATCATTTGATGCAACTTTTGGTTGATAAATTGTTACTCCATCACCCTGTGCGTGGTTTTGTGCAACTGTTCCATCTTGTGCTCTAGCAACTTCAATTTGTTGTGCTCCGGAAATAGATACAACTTTGAATAGTTCTTGATTTACAACAACATATCCAGTTGCAACCATTCCAGCAACACTATCAACACCCATGATATATGGAGATGCTTCAGTACCAGTAGAAGTTGAGTTAATCGCACCTGTTAGAGATGTGGATTCACCGTTAACGTTCTCTTTATAGTGAGCAATTCCAGTTGTACCATTATGCGTTGATGCAGATGATCCCAGAGCGCCTCTATTGACTGTTAGCGAACCTCTGCCATCTGGAGCAACATAACTTGCATTGGAGATAACATATGAACCGGAATCATTATTAGATCCGTTATCCTGTAGTTCAACAGAACCACCTTGGTCAGGACCAGCAGCAAGATTAACAACAGTAAGTACGAAACCTTTCTGACCAGTAACGGCATCAGTATTATTAACAAGAGTTACATATGCAGATGAAAGTTGTCCTGTAATTACTTCACCTTGTACAAAGGTTCCTGTAACTGGGAAGTAGTAAAGGTAACCTGAAGGTGATTGATCGCTGATCAATTCACCAACTGCACCTGAAGTACCACCAATGATTCTTTCGCCTGGTGTATATCCTCCATCTTTAGCGCCAGCAGGATTAATTTCTAGACGACCACCTTTGACTTTACCATCAACGGTAACTTCATTAGCATCAAATCCTCTAGCAATTGCACCATACTTACCATAAGAAGAGTTTCCAGAAACACCACGAATTCTACCGCCTCTTGTAGAGGTGTATGAAATGTGATTATAATACGTGAAGCAAGATACAATCTCAGAAGCAGCAGCTCTTGTGATATAGAAACCAACACCGTCATCTAAAATTTGAGTATATGAGTCAAATACCATCGACTTGTTAGATCTAGTCGCAGTATTGTCATATCTTTCGTGTACTCCACCATCAAGAACCACACCAACAGCAGCACCACCGATAGCGGCACAGTTTTGGATATAAGGTGACTTAGTGATTGGAGAGTTAGCATTTAGGCGTAGATATACACCCTTCAGCGTTGCATGGTCAACGTCCTTATCATTTGTTGCATAAGGAATGAATCCAGACATTCCCTCCATAACAATATCTTTAAGGATGGTATGAGTACCAATAAAGAACATTGTTGTTTCTTGGTTAACAATGCCAGTAGCAGTAGTGATGCTAAGATATGCATCATAATTTATACCGCTTTGCATTGACCCAAGATCAATGGAATTAAATGCAAGATCAGTTAAAGTGCCAATTGCACTTTTAATTGTTGCACATCCACCAGCATCAACCGTAATACTATTATCTTTCGTTTGAGTAGCAGTAGCAGCAAGGTTGTCAACTGTCTCATTGTTGATAACTTTCTTCGCATCATTACCGATGTATTGAATAAGTACTTTATCTTCTGCTAGAACACCAGTAATTGAATCAGTTGATTGCAATAAAGCATCAACTAACTCATGAATTTTATTGTTGCCACCTGCTCTTACGTTAAAGGCTAGACGATCAACATAATCTTCTAAGTTTGCAACTACTGTTGCTGCGACACCACTTGGAACATTTCCGATATCTCGTGCATACAAACCATAAGCGTTCTCCGCCAAGAAATTCTGGTTTGACTTAAGCAAAGCACCAGCATCAGCTGAAGAATTTGATAATGTGTTTATCCACTTATCTGCAGATGTCCAACTAGAACCGGTCCTTTGATTAATAGTTAGAGTTCTTGTAGTCGAGACATACTCAAGAATTTCTGCCGTCTTAGATCCACTTTCGTTAGCAACTACATCGCCATATTGGAATTCCGCTAAACCTGTAGCAAGAATTAAAGTTTGTGAAGTAGAGTTAAAACCAGATTTTGGTTTGATGATACTATTTCTTAAGTTATCACCAACAATGGAGCAATGAGGAGGAACAAAAATTGGTAAGATTTCTTGATAAACACCTGCTTTAATGTAGATAGTAACAGGATTAGTAGAAGATGGTTTTTCTGAACCTGTCAATGCAGAGATGAAATCACAAGCATATCTTACGGTTGCAAATGCCCTAGAGATACTTCTACCACTGTTGCTATCTGAACCTTCTTTAGCAATGTAGTAAACTTGAGCGGAGGTATTATTTGATTCCCATCTTGGTAGAATTGGAGAACCACCAACTGTTAAAACTTTACCACTTGCTTCGCGAAGTTCTGCTGCAGTTGCAGTTGAAACGTTTGCGGGTAGTGCAATTCTGTTAATACCAGAAGCAGATTGATAGAGTAGGTCACCAGTTTCTTGTAGAACTTGAGCAGCGTCACCACCCTGTGATAGGTAATTCCAGTAATCTGCATTAGTGTCTAGTTCAGGTGCAGTTGCTGCTCCAGTTGTATTAAGAGTAATACAAACATAAGAGTTACCATTTCTGTTAACAACATCACCGAGTTGATAAACTGCTGTGTTGTTCCAAGCACCAGTAAAGTTGAGACCTTCAATAACCAAATCCCAGAATCTGGTGTTTGATGGAACAGGAATATAAGCAGCAGATCCACCAGAAGCGTTTGATGTTAATGCAGTTGCAAATGTAAATCCTGCAGTTGAACAAGTAGCAACACGGAAAGTAGTATTGAAATCAACAATACTTGCTCCGCTGATGGTTACTTCATCACCAACACCAAATGGTGCTGCAGGTTGACTGGTTGTAAATACTAGAGTTCCTGTTGTTCCATCGGCACTAATTGTGTCGATAGAATAATTTTCCGTAGATGTGGTAACCTTACATGAATAACTATTACCACCGTATTTGACTAGGTTACCTGGTTCATATACTTCAGCAGAATTATAATCTCCTTGTGGCGAGAAACCTGTACTGAGAACTTTCCAATACGCTTCATCTGTATTGGGAGCAATGTTTGTTGAATTTTGCTGAGATATGTAAGTGTAACCACCAAAGGTTACAATATCTCCTTTTTGATATAATGTAGCTGAGGACCAAGAATTTTCAAAATTTAGACCTTCGGAATAAACTTCAAATTTGGTGAAGTCAAAACTTGCAGGACCAGTATGTGCCGTGGTACAACGATAAACGCTATTGCCATACTTGACAAGATCGTTAAGTGTATACCAATATCCCGTATTGTTATACATTCCGCGATTTCTAAGACCTTCCGTGTGAAGATCCCAGTTGCCCAAATCAGCAGAGTAAAAAGATGTCTCCGCTGCTGAAGCGGTATGATTGGTGGTACAGACGTATGCGTTTGCACCGTACTTAACAATATCGTCAATGACATAAGCAGTAGTCGCCGCCCAATCACCGCGCCACTTAAACTTCAGTCTGCCGAGTCTAAAATCTGCCATTTTTTAAATCCTTACTTAGGTCCTTGAGTAGTATGATCATATTCTTTATTTAGCCTTGCGACTAAGTATCCATCATCATCAACAAAATATGTCAAGCGTCTGAAATCAAACCTGAACTGTTGGTATTTATCATCACTGTCATTTGAATATTGTCTTGCAGCATTGGGTGTTGCATCTACATATTCAGTTCCTTGGAGGAAATCTTTATATTCCTCACCATCAGTTCTATGAAAATCGTAAACTACGTCTTCAGTTGATCTCGCGTTAGTATAATGAAGCATACCGTCCTTATCTCTTCTCAGAGCGTGTACGGTAAAGTCGTTTGAATTGGCAACATTTTGTTCTTGTGTTGCGGTACTTGCACTAAGATATAAACTCATGCCATGATCCTCCAGTAAGTTCCATCCCAAATAAACTGAACATAAAGACCAGCTACATCAAGAACAAACGTGGAGTCAGTATTTCCAAATTTATTCAGAAACTGTTGTCCACCAGTAGTTGTCAACGTAACATTATTTATAGCCCACGTTGCTTTAAAATCAACTAGTTCTAGCATATCACCAACGTGGGGAACTTTACCATTTGATTCATATGGCATCTGTAATGATAATGCAGAAGCAGATGTATCAACTAACCATCGTAATCCACATGATAAAGTACCGTTTGTGCTTACAACTTCCCACCTAGCACGTTGAAGTTCAAAACCGCCAACATCTTGACCGTCATGAATAACAGCAGTATTTTTGCTAGTATCGACTGTAATTTCAGCAACTGCCCCGGTAAATTGAGCGTGCTCGGAAGTTGTGCCTTTTCTAAATTGTACCTGGGTGGTCATTATTAGTACACACTTTTTCTCAAAAGTATTTATCTAATTAGATTACCCAAACGTATACGCGAGGTGGTTGGAATAGTTGTACTTGAACAAAACCAGCACCTGTAATTTTAACCTTACCAGATGCCTGATATGGAGCACGTACATATGCTTCATCTCCATTATCAAATCCGAATAGAACTCCGGATCCAGCGAACGCATGAGTTCTAAGGATAGCACCAACGCCATCAACATAAATTTCACCGAGTGGTTGTTCGGAGAATGTGAGGAGAGGATCGCCTGAAGTTCCTTGTAGTGTAAACTCGCCAGGTGTTCCAAGTTCTCTTGCAGTAATCTTTTCTGCAATTCTTTCTCCAACAAACGAGAATAGCATTTGCTTCTCGTCTGGATTGAAGGTAATTGCTTCTGCAGATCCGCTGAGTACTGGAATAAATCCAGTTCCGATGAAATCTCTTGCTCTGGCAATATGTGCATTTCCAGTAACAAGAGTACTTCCATTTCCTTCGTGAGCAATAGAAACTCGTACTGAAGAATCTCCAGACAGTTTGATTGTTCCACCTTGACTGATTTCTCTTGCAGCAATCTTTTCTGATTTTCTCGTTCCGATGAACGAGAAGAGCATCTGTCTTTCGTCTGGGTTGAACGATACAGATTCTGCAGCACCAGATAGTTTTCTGAAGGAACCAGTTCCAACATAATTTGCAGCAAATTTGTTGACGGAATTTCCAACAACGTCGAACAGTGGTTGATCTGTTGGTGGTGTAAACGTAATAGATTCTGCGCCACCGGAGAAAGCAAATAGTGAACCAGAACCAATATGACGTAGTGCTGCTCGGATTCCAGCAACACCAGATACAGATATCTGTACTTCTGGTTGCTCTGCGAATGTGAGAACAGGATCACCGGAAGTTCCAGATAGAACAATTGTTCCACCCTCACTTACTTCACTAGAAGTTCTCTTCTCAGAATCTCTAGTTCCAGTGAACGAGAACAGCATCTGCTTCTCGTCTGGGTTGAATGTAACTGCTTCCGCAGATCCACCAATACTAAAGATGTTACCAAATCCGATGTTATTAACAACGAAACGATCTGAAACTTCTCCTGTAATAGTAAGAGTTCCAAATCCTCTATGTACAAAGGATTTCGTAAATGATCCAATTCCTGCAACATCAACTTCAATTTGCTTGGTTTCGGCAATACTGAAGGATTCGAGTAGAGTTCCTGTAAACGAGAAGAGCATTTGCCTCTCGTCTGGATTCGCAGTAAAGGATTCTGCTGCACCGGATAGTTTTCTGAAGGAACCAGAACCAATGTGTAACAGAGATGCTTTGATTCCAGCAACACCAGATACTGCAATCTGTACTTCTGGTTGCTCTGCGAATGTAAGGATGGGATCGCCAGAGGCACCAGAAAGAGTAATTGTTCCTCCTTCGGTCTGCGAGATAATTCTTGTACTTTCGTTTGCTCTTGTTCCTGTAAACGAGAAGAGCATTTGTCTCTCGTCTGGATTAACCGTGCGAGATTCTGCAGCACCATTAATTGCAAATATGTTGCCGAATCCAACATTATTCGGAACGAACTTATCGCGTACAGTACCTGTAACAACAGGACCACCACTTGATACCCAAGAAGGTTGCCAATCAAATGTCTCGAAGTCGGAAAGTGCTCCTCTACGAACTCTAATTGGATTATCAATACCAACGTATACTTCGGTATGTTTCTCGCTTGTAATTCCGCTTGTGAACGAGAATAGGAGTTGTTTCTCGTCTGGGTTGACTGTAAGAGATTCTGCAGATCCGGAGAGGGTTTTGAATGAACCGGAACCAATAACGTTTGGTGTATAACGTTGACGTGCTGTGTCGAATACCGATATTTGTACTTCTGGTTGCTCGGCAAAAGTAAGAAGTGGAGTTGGTATCTCTCCAGAAATCTTAATTTCTGTTTGACCAATGTATGGTGCCTTAGCAAATGCTTCTTGAAGTTCTCCGGTGAAAGAGAACAGCATTTGTCTCTCGGTTGGATTGACCGTAAGAGATTCTGCAGCACCAGATAGTTTTCTGAATGAACCAGAACCATTGTGGTTTGGAGTGTAGCTGTTGACGGACTCTCCGGAAACAATGAATGTTCCTGCGCCAACGTAATCATTAGATACACTTTCAACCAGAGTACTGAGAGTGAATAGATCACCAGATCCAATTTCAGTTGCTGGAGTAAACGATTCTGCAAGAGTTCCAGTAAAGGAGAATAGCAGTTGCTCCTCAACAGGATTGACCGTAAGAGATTCTGCAGCACCAGAGAATGTTGAGAAGAGACCAGAACCATTGTGGTTTGGAGTGTAGCTGTTGACGGACTCTCCAGAAACAGGAATAGTTCCGCTGCTAACAAATGATTGCTGCCAATCAAATGTATCAAAGTCGGAGAATGCTCCCCTACGAATCTTGAATAGATATGCAGGACATAGAACACCAGTTTCACCAAGGATATGACCGTAATCGTGCAGACCATCTGGTGGTTCTGAAGTTAGATCATAATCATAGAATTCTGTAGCGGTTCCATCATTAATATCAATTCTATACGTACTATTAACAGAAGCAGTAGTTCCTGGTTCGACCTTAACAATACATGAATTTGTTGTTCCGGTAACTGATCCTTGTATCGTCTCAGTTGTAAGACATTCACCTTGTAGGAATCCATAATCATAATCCTGAATATCTTTGCAGATACCACCATCATATACATACGTTCTTGCTTCTTCCTTGCTATTAAATCCAAATAGGGTTCCAGAACCATGATATGAATACTGAACTCTAATATCTCCACCACTAAAGGAGAATAGATTTCCTTCTCCAGTATGAGAAAGACGAATTCCTGGATTTCCAGAAGTTCCGCGAAGTTTGATCGTTGGAACATCTTCGGGTGGGTTGAATCTAACTGCTTCTGCTGCACCAATAAATCCGAATAGTGAACCAGATCCAATCCAACTGGGAACGAATGCAATATTTGCAGATCCAGTGATATCAAATAGATCTGTTGATTCTTCTGCAATTGCAATAGATTCTGCAGCACCAGAGAATGTTGAGAAGAGACCAGAACCATTATGGTTTGGAGTGTAGCTGTTGACGGACTCTCCAGAAACAAGCAGAGTTCCTTGACCAACATATGAGGGTGCAAACTTATCTGTCGCAGCTCCTCTGAATTCAATAGTTCCGTAAATACATCCAGGTAAACCTTCTCTTGGAGTATCGAAGATATGACCATAATCGAGAACTGCATTCTCACGATCAATAATCAGACCATATTCAACAAATTCTGATGCAATACCATCAGGTAGATCTACTTGATATGATCCATTAATAGATGCGGTAGAACCTAGATCAACTCTTGCTGTACATCCAACTGCTTGACCAGAAACAATTCCATTGATAGATTCCAGTACAGAACAAGATTGTACTAAACCATAGTCCGGTGTCTCAAATTCAACAATGGAAGAGCAGTTGTATGAATATACTCTTCTCTCTTCTTTGCTGTCGAATCCAAATAGAGTTCCTGAACCAACGTAATCATATACTCTACGCTCAACTGCAGTTTGAAGCGTGAATAGATTTCCATCTCCTGCCCATGCTTTTGCAAGAGAATCTTCCGATTTTCCAATAAACGAGAACAGCATCTGCTTCTCGTCTGGGTTGAATGTGGCAGTTTCTGCTGCTCCACCCAAGGATGGAATTGTTCCCGATCCAGGGAATCCGAGGGTAAAGTTGAAGTTTGTGAGAGTTCCATGGATTCTTGCAAGTTGCCCACTACCAGGATGAAGCAAACTGAAGTTGGGAATACTCTCTCCATAAAATGTTCCAATTGTACCAAAGATTGGAATAGCAACATCTAGAGGAACAGTTGCTACACCAGTAAGTTTGCTGATGAAACCTGCTGCAATATATGTGGGTTGTAGTTTATATGATGCAGAACCACTAATTGCAATTTCACCATAGATGCAACCAGGAAGTCCTTGACGTGGAGTGTCAAGAATATGACCATAATCAACTAGAGCATTTGCGGCATCTGTGATGTACTCATAATCAGCAAACTCGGAAGCAATATCCGAGTTGAGAGCAGATCTATAACTTTGACCAGAAATAATTCTTGCAGATCCATTTTCTTCAACTCTAACTGTTGAAGCATTTGTAGTTCCAGAGATATCTCCGGAAACCGTTTCTGTGAGCAAGGATCTTTCAACAAATCCATAATCAGGAGATTCAAACTCAACAATACTAGAGCAATTGTATGAGTATACTCTTGCTTCTTCTTTGCTGTCGAATCCAAATAGAGTTCCTGAACCAACCCACTCGTAGACAACTTTTTCAACAGCGGTTTGTAGTGCGAAGAGAACACCTTCGCCAGTATGACTGGTTGCAGTATTTTCTGTTCCCTCTCCGATGAAGGAGAAGAGCATCTGCTTCTCTTCTGGATTGAACGATGCGGATTCTGATGCTCCACCGAGTGTTGGTAGAGATCCTTCTCCAGTAATTCCGGCAACAATTCCGACTTTTCCTTCGCCAAAGAATCTTCCAAGTTCTCCTTCTGCTGGATGTAGAATACTGAAGTTTGGAATTGTAAATCCAACAACTGGACCAATTACACCACCTCCAAATACAGATACATCGAGTGGAACTCTTGCAACGCCGCTGAGTTTTGAAATGTATCCAAATCCATTGAAGTTTGGAGTAAAACTATTTTGCGATTCTCCTGAAATTTCAATTTCACCATAGATGCAACCAGGAAGTCCTTGACGTGCAGTATCAAGAATATTGCCATAATTAATTACTGCATTTGCTGCGTCTCTTACATATCCATAATCTAGGAATTCGTTTGCTATATCCGAATCAAGTTCAATCTTATATGTTTGTCCAGAAACAACTCGTGCTGTTGTTCCTTCTTCAATCTTACTAGTGCAAGCAGATGTATCTCCAGAAATATCACCCGATATAATTTCAGAAGAGGTGCATCTCTCGATAAATCCATAGTCGGGAGATTCAAATTCAACAATTGACTCGCAATTGTATACATAAACTCTGCTTTCTTCGGTATTATTGAATCCAAATAGAGATCCTGATCCTACCCATTCATAAACAAATTTCTCTACAACTGTATTAAGTGTGAATAGATTACCACTACCAATTTGTGTGGAAGTTGATGCAACATTTGCTTCTCCAATTGCAGAGAATAGAATTTGTTTCTCTTCTTTATTGAAGGTTACAGATTCTGCTACTCCACTGATTGTTGGAATAGTTCCTGATCCATGGAATCCTTGAGTGATAATAACATCAACAGATCCAACAAAATCAAATAAACCATTTCCAGGTTGAAGTAAACTGAAGTTGGTAATTGAATCGCCACCGAGTGTCTTGATGGTTCCTGTACCATATACAGATACATCCAGAGGAACACTGGCTTCACCAGTAATCTTACTGATGTATCCTCTACTTGTCCAAGTTGGTAGGAACTTATCTGCTGCACCAACGCTTGGATCAATGTCAAATAAACCAAATGGTGTTAGATCACTACTTACATGAATATGTCCATAATCATGCTGCGGACTTGCAGCAATAGTTATTGAACCAAGATCCGTAAGTACTCCTGGTTCATTTACACCCAGTGATACTTTATATTCTTGGTTTATTGATGCTGTTGTTCCTAGTTCAATTTGTACTGCACATGCAGTTGAAGAACCTGAAAGAGAACCTGTGACTATTTCTGAAGTATCACAATAACCAATAAATCCATAATCAAAATCACGGAATACTACAATATCAAAATTATTATAGGATTCTGCAATCCTTTCTTTATTATTACTTCTTAACTTAAGTGTACCTGATCCAGCGTAAGAATTTGTAGAGAGTATTCTTGCGTTGTTAAATTCAAATAGTGTTCCTGATGTAATATAAGTTCTGGCATATTCTTCTTGTGCAATGCCAGTAATAGAAATATTTCCAGAAGCAGAGACATAATCATATGTCTTTGACTCTTCTGTATTTGAAATATTGAATAATGAACCAGAACCAGAAAATTTGAGTGAGAATCCAATCCGAGCACTATTGCCAATGGAAGTATTCCCTCCAACAATTGTGGTTGGAGAGAATACAGTATGACTAGAACCGGTAAGTTTAATCTTACCATCAACAAGTTCTGAGTATACTGCTGCGTTAGTTCTATTACTAAAGGAAAATGCGATACCGCTTCCTTCGTATGTATTAGTCGCTTTCCAGGAAGCGGCATTAAGGTATTTAAAGAATCCGAAAGATTCTACATTTGTTACATAGATAACTCTTCCATAATCTTCTAATGTAACGTTATCATCTAAAATACTACCAAAATTTATTGTTGGTATTACTGGAGTTGTTGTATGTGTATATGTTACTGATTTTAATCCATAGTGATCCCAATTATTCCCATTATGAGATGGTTGTATTAACCTGAATTGTGTTCCCGCTGTCCTCGCTACAGAAGGAATTGTAATTTCTACAGATTTTAAAGTATTAAATGTAGTGTCATTATGCGCTACTACAGTATCAATAGAAGTCCACGAACTTCCGTCATAATACTCTAAGTATAAACTCTCGTTGATGAGATCTGGATCTTCACCACCATTGGCATCATTGCCTCTAATTACTTCAAAGGTTAGTGAAGAATTAACATTATTTGGTAAACTAAACTCTACTATTCTGGATGCTGCGGTACTGCTGTTGAATCTAATATGTCTACCAATA